CGTTTTTTCGGCTGGCAGGGAAATTTTCATTTTTTGCAGTTTCATCCGGCGGAGGTGGATTCGGTGACAGAATACGAGCGGTTGCAGCAGCTTTACGACGGCGCGGATGATAGGCAGCGGCTGCTAGCGGAAGGCGCGATGCAAGAGCTTGCCAGAATTCGCAGGCAGCTTGATGAACTGGAAGGGATTGCGGCAGCATCCGGGCTGGTGAAGGTTGACCCGAAAAATCCGGCACGGCAAAGAGAGTTACCTGTGTGCAGGGTGCTCACTAAGACACGGGCAAGTTATATTGCGTACGTACAGCGGCTCCGGGCGTTGCTCTTAGACGGTTGCAGTGACGTGGAGGATGACGGGCTTGACGAATACGAATGAGCACAGCTACATCATGGAATACGCCGATGCAATCAAGGCAGGCGACATCATTGCAGGAAGGCACGTCAAAGACTTGCTTGATATGCTGCATAGTGATTTTGGGAATCCTGCCGTAAAGATTGACCTTTCCGCCTCGGCAAAGCGAATCAAGTTCATCGAGAGCGAATGCAAGCTGTATGAAGCCCCATTCGCGGGCAAGCCTTTCCGGCTGGAGCTGTTCCAGAAAGCCATCATCGAAAGCATCTTCGCGCCGCATGTATGGAACGATGAAGCGGGGCGGCATATCCGCAAGTATCAAGATATCCTTATCTGCATTGCCCGCAAGGCGGGGAAATCGCCGCTCACGGCGGCCATCATCCTGTCCGAGCTGTTCTGCGGCGAAATCGGGACAAAGGTGCTGATTGGCTCCAACGATTACGAGCAGGCGGATATCATGTATCAGGCATGTGACGCAATGCGGGAGGAATCCCGGAAGCTGGAGCGCGTGACGCGCAGGACGAACAAGGGCATCTTCTTCGGCAACCGGAAGCAGAAAGCCCGCCGTGGCAAGTTCACGGCGCAGAACAAGGGCAGCATCCGGAAGATCAGCGCGAGGGGGACGAACAAGGAAGGACGCAACATCAAGGTCGGCGCGGTGGATGAAGTGCACGAAATGCAGGATAACCGCTTGATCATGCCAATACGGCAGGCACTGTCCACGCAGGATGAGCCGCTCTACTTTGAGATTACGACGGAGGGCTTTGTCGATGGCGGATATCTGGATGGACGCATTGCAGATGCGGAGCGCGTATTGAGCGGCGAAATTGAGAGAGGGAACTTCCTGCCGTGGCTGTTCATGCAGGACAGCGAATCCGAGGTCTGGCAGGATGAATCCTCTTGGCAGAAATCGAATCCCGGTCTTGGTACGATAAAGAAGCGAAGTTTCCTCCGCAACATGTTGGAAGAAGCAAAGACTTCCGCAAGCACACGGGCTTTTGTGCTTTGCAAGGATTTCAACATCAAGCAGAATTCGGCGGCAGCATGGCTTGACGCGGCAACCATCGAAAACCCTGCATTCTTCGATATGGAAACCCTGCGGGGTGCGTACTACATCGGCGGTCTTGATTATGCGGAGACTACGGACTTATGCGCGGCAAAGGCACTGTTTATCCTCCCCGATGGAAAGAAATTCATCATCGGGCAGTACTTCATTCCAGAAATCAAGGTGGCGGCGCCGCTCGACGACCTTAACCCTCGCAATCCAGAGCATAAGGATTATAGGGCGTGGCAAGAGCAGGGGTTTGTGACAATCTGCTCCGGCAGCGAAAATGACGCGGCAATGGTGGCAAATTGGTTCGTCAGCCTCTACAACGATTACGGTTGCAGGCCGTATAAAATCGGCTACGATAATTGGCACGCCAACGACTTCAAGCGGCTTGTTTCCGAGTTTGCGGGACTGGAAGTACTGGAACGCGTTGGCATGGACAAGATGAGCTTGACAAGCCCGATGCGGCTCTTGGAATCCGACCTAAAGACAAAGGCGTTGAACTACGGGAACAATCCCATCGACCGCTGGTGCCTGTCGAACATCAGCATCAAGATGGATTCCGTCGGCATGATTCTGCCGGTGAAGAAGTACGGGCAGTCAAAGAACCGCATTGACGGCGGCATGGCAATGATGATATGTTATGCCGCTTATCAGAGGTATCGGAGCGATTATGACGCTCTGATGCGGCAATGGGGAGGTGTAAATTGTTGATCATTGACTTCATCAAGCAGAAATACAAGGCATGGAGAACGCGCCAGCTTGTCACCAGCATCCTTGCGAACAATCAGGCGGTGTTCCGCGACTTCGGGCGCGACATCTACATGTCGGACGTTGTGAACAACTGCATCGACCGCATCGCCGCTGAAATCTCAAAGATAAGCGTGAAATCCGTCTGGCAGGAAGGGAATCGGACAAGGGTAGCCGAGGATGAAGTGACACAGCTTTTCCGATGCAAGCCGAATCCTCTGCAAACATCAAAGGATTTTCTTTCTTGCTGTGAATGGTTGCGGCGAAAGGACTGCCACTGCTTCATCTACCCGGAATATGAGCTTGCGGGCGGCGGGCGGCACTATACGGCATTCTGGCCGCTGAATCCTCAAAGCGTGACATTGGGGCAGGACAGGGACGGCGTATGGTTGATAAAATTTCGGTGGTTCGACGGGAACGAGGACACGCTTCCCTATAGCGACGTTATCCATTTGAAATGGCGGCGCGGGAAGAATGTCCTACTGGGCGGCGGCGACGATAACGGAAAGCCGGATATGCGCGATACGCTGAAAGCCGTGCAGGAATTGGACAAGACGTTGCAGGGGCTTGGGGTTGCGATAGAAACGCGTTCAAAATTGAGCGGCATCTTGACGGCAAAAACGGTGCTTGCGGGAGACGCATTGCAGAAAAAAGCAGATGACTTTGCCGACAGGCTGAGCAAGAATCCCGCAGGGGTTGTCGCGCTTGATATTGCGGCAGACTTCCAGCCCATGAATTTGAATACGCCGGTCATACCGAAAGAAACCATGAAGTTTCTGAAGGACATTATCCGTGAACGCTACGGCGTTTCCGATGCGATTATCAGCGGCGATTATACCGACGAACAGCATGCGGCATTCTTCGAGACGTGCCTAGAGGATTTCATTGAGGAATTCCAGCAGGCATTTACAGCCGCCATCTTCAGCCCGCAAGAGCGGGAGAACGGGCGCATGGTGAAGTGCTACTACAACAAAGTCGAATATTTCAGCACAGCGAACAAGATCCAGCTTGCCACGATTGCAAGAGATACCGGGCTAATGACGCTGAACCAGATTGCGGAGATGTTCGGGCTTGAACCGTTTGCCGGTGGAGACCGCCGGTTGCAGTCGCTTAACTACGTTAATGTTGACTTGGTAGACAGCTATCAGGTGCAGCAGAAAGGAGCTAATGATGGGCAATCAGAAAGCTAAAAAGGAAATATGCCGCAGGGACACGCAGCCCGATTTCGTTGCCAGTGAGAACGACGGCGGGAAGGTCATTGCAGGCCATGCGGCAGTGTTCAATCAGCAAGCGGACATCTGCGGGCTGTTCGGAGAGGAAATTGAGAACGGTGCCTTCGACGGCTGTGACCTGACGGATGTTCCTCTGCTGGCGAACCACGATATGAGGAAAACGCCACTGGCACGTTCCAGAAGGAACAACGGCAACAGCACAATGACCCTGAGCATCGACGATGTGGGTCTTGCAATCAATGCGACGTTGGACACGGAAAACAACCCGGAATCGAGGGCGGTTTACAGCGCAATCAGCAGGGGAGACCTTTCCGGCATGAGCTTTGCGTTTACCGTCAGGGACGAGGAATGGACAGGCCTTGATTCGAAATATCCGATTCGCCGGATAAAGAAAATTGAGAAGGTCTATGAAGTGTCGGCAGTGACATTTCCTGCTTATGAGCAAACTGATATCTACGCCCGTGCAAAGTCTGCGCTGGAAAGCGCAAGGGAAGCGGTGGAGACCGCGAAGGAACAGGCTGCGGATGCGGCAAGGAACGGGCTTGATATAATCCGAATGAGAAACATCATCCACAGCAAGGGAGAAGATTGAAATGAAGAAGAACATCAACATCAAGGAAATGATTCAGGCAAAGAGGGACAAGCGCGACGCGCTTGTAAAACGCAGCAACGAGACTGAGGACATTGCCGAGCTTCGCAGCATCACGGCGGAAATTGATGGCGTGAATGCAGACATCAAGAACCTGCAGCTCATCCTCGAAACGCAGGAGGGAAGCGGGCAAGAGGAAACGCAGGAGGACAGCAGCGGCAACGGGCAGGAAGCGGCGCAGGGCAGTGAAGAAGCAAGCCGCAGCAAGGAACCTGCCACGGACATTGCTAGACGGTACACGCCCGGAAAGGGATTCGCCGCGCTTGCGAGTGCCGACCTTGCCGGTGTTGCAGGGCGGAGCAAAGAGCAGCAGGAATTGGAGGAGCGCGGCAAAGCATGGAAGGAACGCCGCTCCGTGTTGGTTGCGACGACGGGCATTCTCGTCCATCAGCATGAAGCGGATACGATTGAGCAGCCGTTCAATCAAGTATCTTCGCTCATTGACCGCGTGAGGCATATGGATTTGCCGGGTGGTGACACGTTTAAGCAGCCATTCCTTATCGACGTTCCGGCGGGCGATTATAAGGCGGAAGGGAATGCCTACGCCAATGCGGACGCGTCGTTTGGCGTTGCCACGATTTACAAGAGCAAGATCACGGCATACAGCGAAATCAGTGAGGAATTGGAAAAGCTGCCTGCCGCGCCTTATGCACAGGAAGTGCAGGATGGTATCTTGAAGTCCCTGCGCCGCAAAATCACGCAGGAAATTCTTATCGGCGACGGCTCGAACGAACACTTGACCGGCATCTTCAGCAGTGCAGTCACAACGCCTGCGACGGGACAGACCGTGCCAATCATTGACCCGGCAACTGACCTTCCAATCACCGGCATTGACGATACAACGCTTGACGAAATCGTGTTCAACTACGGCGGCGCGGAGGATGTTGAGGATGCGGCCGTGCTGATCCTGAGCAAGGCGAGTCTGCTGGCATTCAGCCGCGTTAGGACGTCGGGCAACAATAAGCAGCGGTTCTACGAGATTAAGAGCCAGGGCAATTTCGGCACAATCAACGGCGTACCGTACATCATCAACAGTGCATGCGGCAGCCTGTCCGATGCGGCAAATACGCCGACAGGGGAAAACGTGTATTTGATGGCATACGGCAGCTTGTCGAATTACACGCTGGCAACGTTCAGCGAGGCGGACATTCGCCGCAGCGACGATTTCAAGTTCAATACCAGCATGATCGCCATGCGCGGCTCCATCTTCCTTGGCGGCAACGTCACGAAGCAGAATGGCTTCCTCCGCGTCGTCGCGGCAGGAACGAAAGCCACGGTGGGTGCTGGCGCGTAAACACAATCCGGGAGGTGGCAAGCCATGACGGACATGGATTTCCTTGCGTCGTGCAAGGAAGATCTCAGAATGGACGGCGACGAATATGACGATATTATCCTGCGCAAGCGGGATGCGGCAGCCCAGTTCCTTGCGGGGGCTGGCTGCGCCGTCGATATCGACCGGCCGCTGTGCTATGAGGCAATCGTGCGCTGGGTCGGGCTTGCCATCGACAGCCCGGAAATCAGCCCAGCATCCGACCACGGGCTTATCGCGATTATTGAGCAAATGAGGATGACGGACAATGAATAATGCAGAGGTCGCAAAGCTCCGGGACAAGGTCACGGTCTACCGTCTGGCAATCCTTCGCACGCAGCACGGCAACGAGAAACGCATTTGGTCTTCCATTGGAAACCGATGGGCATCTGTTGCCGGTTACAGTGCGAAAATGGCAGACGGCAGGGTGGAGCGCGTGAACGAGGTGAACTATCGCGTCATCATGCGCTACTGCACGGACATTCATGCAGGATGGCGCTTCGGGTGGCGTGGCAGGATGCTGGAAGCCGTGTGCGAGCCGGTAGCGGTCGATGGCGGCAGGCAGTTTGTCTATTTCAACTGCGTGGAAAGGGTGGAGCGCGATGGCACGTAGGAGATACGATGCATCGAAGTCGCGTGCCTACCTGTCAAGCGGGAAAGCCGTCAAGCAGCTATTGGAAGTTTACGGTGCGGCGGTCGTCGATGCGGGCAAGGCGAAACTCAAAGAGGGCGCGGAGGAAATCGCGGCAGAGGCAAAGCGGCTCTGCCCGGTCGAAACGGGACGCTATGCGAAGCATCCCGGCAGGCTGCGCGACAGCATCCACGTCGATGACGTGAGCAAGGGGAAGGGCGAACTTCTGGCAATCATCGCGAATGCGAAAGCGGGCAAGAATGCGGACGGCATCTGCTACGGCCCGATTGTCGAGTATTCGCCAAAGATAGGGAAACGGTTCATGTACCCCGCGTATGACGCGAAAATCGGCAAGGTAAGGGAAAGCATTCTCAATGCAATGCGGGAGGCGGCTAGAAAGAATGGCAGACATTAAAAAGCTGGTACATGATAAACTGCAATCCGATATGGCACTTCTCGCGCTGCTGCCGGATGGCAAGGTCTATTTCGGAAGGTCAGAGGATGCGGGGACTTATCCCGTTGTTGTCGTATCCGAGGTGGATGACGTAGCAGTGCAGTATGCAGACGACAAGGAGCTTTGCAGGCGGCTGCGCTACCAGGTGACAATCCTCAGCGATGACGGCGAGGTGCGCGGCATCGAGAAACGGATTTTGGAGGATATGCTGGAACTTGGCTTTGTGCGAAGCAGCAGCATTTTCTACATGGAAAACGATAATGTATACGGGCGGGCAATAGATTTCCTTATTGCCGCAACGCCAGATAGTTTTGATTAACGAAAGAGAGGTTTTTGATATGTCTGCTACAGTAGGGCTTAGAAATCTGCATTATGCAATTATCACGGCTGACAGCGAAGAAGAAACTGCGTATGGCACGATGGCGAGGATTGGCGGGATGATTCAAGCCGATATCGAAGTGGAGACTGCGGATAATACGCTATATGCCGACAATATCGCGTGGGAGGCTGCGGTCGCCACAGGAAAAGCTACGGTATCGCTGAATCTTGCGGAAATCCCGATTGAGCAGCTTGCTTCCCTGCTCGGTCATACGTTGGCGAATGGCGAAATGCTGTCAAAGTCTACGGATGAGCCGCCGTATGTCGGGCTGGCATTCGAGTATACGAAGAACAACGGAAAGAAGCGCTTCGTTAAGCTGATGAAAGGGAAATTCAAAGAGCCGAATGAATCCACGAAAACTAAGGAAGGCAATTCGGTAGAGTTCCAGACACCGACACTTGAAGGGACGTTTATTGCAAGGCTTTCGGACGGTGCATGGAAGAAAACGGCAGACGAAGAGGCAACGGGCTATACGTCCACAATCGGCGATTCGTGGTACACTGCAATGTGAGGATGCGGGGGCTTGCTTCCCCGCATTTTGCTTAGGAAAAGAAAGGCGGTTATAACAATGGATGAATTGAAGATTGTGCTTGACGGCGTGGAGCATATTGCACCGACACCGAAAGCAAGGGTATGGCGCAAAATCATGGAATTCGACGGGCAGGATAAAGACCTTGCCGCACCGGATTTCCTTGAGAAGTATGCTGCCATCATTGCCGATGCATTCGGCGACGACGTGACGGCGGATATGATTCTTGACAGTCTCGATATTGATGAAATTCTGGTCATGTACCGGAATACCGTGCATTGGGTGCTTGGGCTGCTGCACAGAAAGCTTGATGAACTGCCAAAAAACGCGGAAACGGCGAATGGGTAAACCTTTCGCCGTATGAGTGTGTCGTGGCTTACTATGCGGATATGGCGCGGGCGTACCGATGGACGCACAATGAGATTGATGGGATGGAACTTGCTTTCCTGCTGGATTTGATGATTGTTGCCGCGAAGAGAGGGCAGCGCAAGGATTTGGCAAAGCTAGAGCAGATGCTGTGAGGTGAAGCACAATGGCAGCGGCAACAACAATAGACGATTTGCGAATCACGGTCGGGCTGGATATGTCCCAGCTCAGCGCGGATTTCCTGACGGCGGATAAGACGGTCAAAGCGGGGCTGGGTCAGATTAACCGGGAGCTGAACAACACGAAGCTGCAGCTCCGTATCAACACGGCAGGGCTTGACCCGAAAAACGACGCGGCAGGAATCCTGAAAGAGCAGGAAGCGGCACTGACAAAGGAGCTTTCCTTGCAGGCCGACAAGCTGCGGATTCTCGAAGCGGAATATCAGCGTCTGGAACAGGCGGAGGGCAAGGAATCCTATGTCGCGCAAAGGCAGTACACGGGCGTACTGAAGCAGAAAGCGGCGGTTGCGGAGCTTGGCGCGGAGTTGAAAAAGGTGCAAGCGGAGCTTGCCAAACCTGCGCCGAAGGTCAATCTCGCAAAAGACCTGGAAACCCAGATTGCAAAGATGAAGCAATTGCAATCGAATGCCGATTTGAAATTCAAGATTGACACATCCGGCTTGGATGCTGTGAAAAAGGCAAGCGAAATCCTGAAAGCGGAGCAGGTTAAGCTTAAGGTGACCGTAAGCGCACAGAAAAAGACCGTCGCGCTGTTGACAGAGGAATATAACAAGCTTGCCGCAGCGGAGGGCAAAGGCTCGGCTGCGGCGCGGCAGATGGAAGCGCGGGTACTGCAAGAGACAGCTACGCTCAAGCAGTACGAGCAGCAGCTAAAGACGACATCAAACGCAATCAGCCCATCGAAGTGGAGCGGCAGACTTGCGCAACAGCAGGCGGCAATCGCTAGCCATTTCCAGTCCATCCAGGCATCTATCACGAATTTCACCGGCAGCACGAACAGCGCGGTCATGGCAAGCCTTGACATCATCCAGCAAGTACCGACGGCATGGGGCAAGGCGGCGGCAGGCATTGCGGCAGCGGGCGCGGTGGCAGAGGTAGCGGCTTTCCGTATTGCGGACATGGCAAGACCGGCGGCAAATACCGGTCATGCCATGGACAAGCTGGCAAAACAGACCGGGCTTTCCACTGCGGAAATTGGCAAGTTCAAGGGGCTTATCACCATGGGCGGCGGTGACTTCGATGCCGGGTTACGCGGTCTCGTACGGCTCAGGAACAACCTGCGAGAGGCAGGAGCTGCCGGGAATGATACGACGGCAATGCTGCAGAAATTCGGCGTGAGCTGGCGGGATGCAAGCGGGAACATACGGAACAATCTCGACTTGCTGAAAGAGATGAAGAAGGGATATGACCGCGCAGCAGCAGCCGGGCAGGAATACGAATTCGTCATGCAAGCATTCGGCGCACGCAGCGCGGGCGCAATGGCGCCGCTCCTTGCCGATTTGGACAAGGCACAGGAAGTCATGGCGAACCTTGTCAAGCCGGGGTATCTTGATCTCAACATGGCAAATGAAGTCTGGTGGGACTTCAAGGCAATGGATACCCAGCTGGCACAGCTGAAAACGAGCATGACACAGGCACTTCTCCCCGTTGCAAGGGAAGTCATTCCAGAATACACAGAGATGTTCAAGGAAGCAACGAAATGGGTACGGGATCACAAAGATGCTATCAAGACTACCGCGCTTGCAATTTCAAAGCTGGCAGAAGCAATTGTCGGTGTACTGGGCGGCGCGGCAAAATTTGCTGTCACGTTGATGGACGTAAATAAACAGCTGGACGGCATTGTGGCAAAGGGCGGAATTGCCGGCGCGGTGATCGGCGGCGTTGTCGGCGGCATGGCAGCAGGCCCGGTCGGTGTCGTTGCCGGTGCCACGATTGGCGCAGGTATCGGGATGGGCGCCAGTACCGCAATCGGTGAAAACAGTGATAAGTACAAAGCGATTCAAGCATCACGCATGGCAGACCAGCAGGCGGCAGAGGCTAAGGCAATCGCGGAGGAAAAGAAACGCGCAGCTGATGCAGAATCGCAGATTATGCAGCAAGCAGCCGATGCTGAGAGAAAAGCCATTGACGAAAAAATCAAAGCGGAGCAGGAAGCGGTTGACGCAAACAAGAGAGCGACTGCCGAAATCCTTTTCAACATGCAGCACAGCACGGGCAGTCTGGAGGATGAATACCAAAAGCAGATTTACCAGATTCGCAAATGGCGCGATGAACAACTGAGTAAATCGAATGGTGCAAAGGAAACTGCGTCCATCATCGAGCAGGCTTGCGCACGGGAAGCACAGGCATTTCAAGATGCCGCGAAAAAAGCAAAATCTGCAACTGACGGTCTCTTAGATGATATCTACCGAATGCAGCATTCGGATTATGAGAACTCCTTCCACGACATGTACAAGAGGGCGACAGAGGCAGTAAGGCAGGGTGCAGACCTCGACGTTGTCAACCAGTGGATGCAGGCAAAGGCGGACAAAATCCACGAGGATTTCAGGAACCGCGAAGGGGAGCCGATGTCTTACAATGCAACCAATGACCCTGCATGGCAGGAATTGCTAAATACATGGGGGCAGCGGACGCAGGACTTTGCGCAAGGGGCAGCCATTCAGAAAGATGCCGCCGGACAACTGGCGCAAATCCCGAGTGGCATGGAACAGGCGATGCAAGCTGGCACGGAACAGCAAAGCCAAATCATGCAGGAAGCAGCATCATCCATTCAAAATGCCATTGCCCCCCTGCTTGAAGCGGCTACGACAAGCCTTTCCGCCGCGCAAGTTATGAGCAATTCCGCTGATATTATGATAAATGCTGCGTCCATGATGAATGATTCCGTGGAGCGGTCGCAGGGGCATATCACCAATATCAATCAGCTTAACAGTGACGGGGGCAGCAATGCTATTAATGTGCCAGCAGCAGCACAGCCGCAAATGGATTTGTCCGGGCTTATGCAGGCTGCAACGAACGTATCGGCGGCAGCAGTCGCCTTTGCAGCCCTTGACTTCACGGGGCTAAAGGAATCTATGACTTCCTTTCAAGCGGCTGCCGCGAAATTGCAAGAGATGGATTTCACCGCATTGCAGGAATCCGGGAGCATGTTGCAGGCAGCGGCGGAGGGATTCCAGTACATTGACTTCGACATGATGGCAGAAGCTCATGCCGGAATGAAGGAAGCGGCAAATGAGCTAGGGAACGTTTCTGCCGAATTGTCTAGGGCGGCGGCAGACTTAATCAGCGCAAGCGAGGCGGTCAAGGATGCAATGAGCAAGCCGAAGGAAGTAAAGATTGACATGGGCGGGATCAGCGTCGCGGTCAACAATCCCGCGTTCTTCTCGCCGGAGCAGATACGGGTGCAGACGGAACAGGCAATTTCCACGGGAATGAACGCGGCGGCGCAGAGAATAAAGTCCATGAGCCTATAAGGAGGCAGGAAAATGGCAGTAATGCGGATAGGCAGTGCGAGAACCTACAGCACTCCTACAGATTGGGGCTGTACGCCGGATGACCGGCAGCAGCTCATCCCGCTCATCGACGGCAACACGGTCGAGGATTACGGGCATATCGAAAGCGGCGACAGAATCAACTGCACCTGCCTTTTCACGGCAGAGAATTTCCATACGGTCTACGGCTATTGGGAAGGGCGGACGCTTGTCACGGTCACGGATCCGGCGGGGAATGCATGGAGTAATTGCCGGGTGCTTGTCAAGAGCTACAAGTACAAGGAGCATTTCCCCCACATGGTCGAGGCTACGTTAGAGTTCTGGAGAATCTAGGAGGCAGCATCATGGCAAATGCATATATCAACCTTTATCAAGGGAATCCGACGGCAGGGCTTGTCGATGGCACTCTGGTATCAACGGAC